TGAAAGATGCTAAGTATATTACTAATCGTCAATTTACAGGAATAGATGGTAGTAATCAATATGCAAAAGATCCTTTCCTAGAAAATACATTAAGAAAATACAACGTAGACTTTGAAAACTTTGCAGACGTAATGAGCAGATATAGATCAGGTGAAAAAATGTTAAGTGATACTATGAGTGTAGCTGAAAACGAAAAGTTAAAAAATGATTTGACAGGTTACGCAAATGAAAAACGTATCTCAAGATTTGGGTTTACTCCTCAAGATGCTTCTCAATTACCAGAAGGTTCTACTAATAGAGATGTTTTAAAATCTTTGTTTAGAACACAAATAAATTTTGAAGAAGATGCAGTAGATCAACGGAATACTGATCTTGCAGGTAACATTAATGATCCTAAAGGATTTCAACGTAGGTTCAAACCTAGCGCACATAGAAATTTTAAAGAGAGTGTTTTAAATGAAGGTATAGTTGATCCTAAGATTGAACAATATTTACGATTAGATGAACCTATGAATGTTGAAACAGTCAATAGAGTAACAGCATATTTAAATACTGGAGGAGATCAGCAATACGTTGATCCTAATAATGAAAGGTATAGTGAAGATATATTTGCCAAATACGATGACTTAAAAGCTCTATCTCCTTCATCTGGCTTATTATCACCTAGTGAAGATTTAGGAACATACGTAAAGGACGTTGGATACGTCTAATAATCTAGGCTACCTACTACCCTTCTTATGGTGAGAAGCTACTAGTAGCCCCGAAAAGAAAGTAAATAAAAATGGAAATGGTACAAGAAGAAGTTAAAACTGCCCCAATAAACAGACGTTACAAAAGAGAATCTATAGAGGAGGTAGATAAAGAAATAGAAGAACTAGAGGCTCAACGTAGTCAACAAGAACCAGAAGTAACAGAAGAACAAGAAGAAGATTTAAATCCTGAAGAAAAAACATTTAAGAAAAGATATGGAGATCTCAGGAGACACACTCAACAGATACAAGAGCAACATACCAATGAGTTACGTAAGCTTCAACAGCAAGTAGAAAGCCTTACACGTAAGCAAGTAAAGTTGCCTAAGACTGATGAAGAACTAGAAGAATGGTCTGAAAAATACCCAGATGTTGCTAAGATAGTAGAAACTATTGCAACCAAGAAAGCATTAGAAGCTCGTAAAGATGTAGAAGAAAAACTTAAATACGTAGATGAAATGCAAACAAAAGTTCAGGTAGAAAAGGCAGAAAATGAATTATCTAAACTGCATCCTGATTATATAGATTTAAGGATGAGTGAAGAGTTTCATCAATGGGTAACAGAACAACCTAAATGGATACAATCTGCTCTGTATGAAAATGACACAGACCATTTAGCAGCTGCAAAAGCAATTGATCTGTATAAATTAGAAACTAAAAAGGTTACTAAGAAAGATACAAAGGAAGCAGCCAAGTCTGTATCAAATACTAAACGCTCAGATGAGCCTACAGCAACTAATAGAAATGTATGGTCAGAGTCTAGAGTAAAAGGTTTATCTGCTAAAGATTGGGATAGATATGAAGAAGATATCCAAACTGCTGTTAGAGAGGGTACATTTGTATACGATTTAACTGGTGGTGCAAGATAAAGTACTTGACAAATTAAATTAAATGTGATATACTACAGACAATTATATAACTAGCTGATGATTAAAACATTGGCTAGTTCCTTTTAGGAGCCTCTTTTATAGACTACCTCCTGTTTACGCTAACTCTAAACATATCAACTACCTACAATCGTTAGGCCAGGTTTATCCTACACCCTAAAGATGTAGCCTTGAAACTGTCAAAGTTGGCTCGTTTCGTAATAGCCGAAAGGAGATAACCAATGGCTTTTAAGACTGCAACTGGTTATGGAAATCTACCTAATGGTAACTTCTCTCCTGTAATTTACAGTAAGAAGGTACAATCAGCTTTCCGTAAAACTAGTGTTTGTGAAGATATAACCAACAGTGATTACTTTGGTGAGATATCTAATTTTGGTGATACAGTGCGTATTATCAAAGAACCAGAAATCACAATTTCTGAATATGCAAGGGGTACGCAAGTAACTCCACAAGACCTACAAGATGATGACTTTACTCTTGTTGTCGATAAAGCTAACTACTTTGCTTTTAAAATCGATGACATTGAGGAAGCTCATTCTCATATAAACTTTGAGTCAATGGCTAGTGATCGTGCTGGCTATCGTCTAAAAGATCAATTTGACCAAGAAGTTCTAGGTTACTTGACAGGTTTCAAACAAGCTACAATTAGCTCTGTTGCTGGAACTGCAAGAGTAGCTGCTGATAAATCAGGTACTGATCCTATTGCAGGAGCAGCTGCTAATGGTTTACTAGCTTCTATGTTAATTGCTCGTAATAGCTTTGTTTCTGGTGGTGCTGCTACCGATTCAATAGCCCTACATCCAGATGGATCTACTGGTGAAGCAACTCCTTTGGAAGTGCTAAACCGTATGGCTCGTTTACTCGATCAGCAAAATGTTGACCGTGATGGACGTTGGGTTGTTGTTGATCCAGTATTCGCTGAACAGCTTAATGACGAAAACTCCAAACTATTAAACAGTGATTTTGCTTCAAGTGATCCAGACATTCTTCGTAATGGTCGTATCATCTCTGGCATGATCCGTGGTTTCAGAGTTTATATGTCTAACAACCTACCTTCAGTAGGAACAGGCCCAGCTACCATTGATACTAATGGTTCAAGCGCACATTATGGTGCAATTGTTGCTGGACATGATTCTGCTGTTGCTACGGCTTCTCAAGTAGAGAAGGTCGAAACTTATCGTGACAATGACAGCTTTGCTGACATCGTTCGTGGGTTACATTTATATGGTCGCAAGGTTCTTCGTCCTGAAGCACTAGTTCGCGCTCACTATAATATTGCTGGTTAAGGGGAGAATAGACAATGGCTACTTTTGACCTTACCGCTTCATCTACTTCTGGTGTTGGTGCAGATGTTTCTGCTGTAATGCCAGGTCATTACGGTAACAATGTAATGTACAATGTCGAGGCATACCTTGACGTAGCTGCATTAATTACTGCTGGTAATACAATAGCTGACGGAGATGTTTTTCAGTTATTAGAAATACCTGCTGGTACATTGGTACTTAACGCTGGTGCTGAAGTTATGACAGCTTTTACTTCAAGTGTAACTGCTGATATTGACTTTGGTGGTGGTGATGACATTGTTGATGGTGCTGATGTTACTTCCACTGGCTACTGTGCTGCTGGAACTAACGGACAAACCAATACAGTTGTCGGTTCAGCTGCTTCAACTTACACTCAATTTATCGGTACTACTGATACTATTGATGTTACGTTGGCTGGAGCTGCTGCTGCTGTTGGTGTACTACGATTATATGCTACTTGTATTAACTGCAACGCAAATGGACAAAAACCATCTGCTGCTGCAAGAGATGCCTTGGCATAATAAAGTATTGTGGGATAGTTCTGTAATGGGGCTATCCCCTTCTTTAATTTGGGTGAGATATGGCTACAACATTCTTAACATTAGTTAATGATACATTAAGACGTTTGAATGAAGTTGAATTAACTGCAATTGATTTTCCAACTGCTACAGGCTTTCGCGCACAAGTTAAAGATGCAATAAATTCTGCAATACAAGAAATATCTCAGAGGGAATTTGAGTTTCCTTTTAACTTTACTGCTGGTTCTTTGACATTGGTAGTAGGTACACAAGAGTACGCATTAGAGTCAGACTTTAAAATAGCTGATTGGGATTCTTTTAGAATTAACTACGATTCAGATAATAATCATTCTGCACGTAATCTTAAACTAATAGACTATGACACTTTTATAAAAAGGTTTTTTGAAAGAGACTCAGAAGCTAGTACAGGTGACTTTGATCAACCTATGTATGTATATCGTACATTAGATAATAAAGTTGGTTTTACCCCTAGACCTGATGCTACTTATAGTGTAAGCTATAGTTACTTTGCCTATGCTACAGATCTTGTAAATGCTACAGATACTATGTCTGTGCCTGATGCATACAAACACGTAGTCATAGATGGTGCATTGTATCATTGTTTTATGTTTAGAGACAATGCTCAACAGGCACAATTAATCAAAGCAAGATTTGATGAAGGCGTTGATCGTATGAGAACTCTATTAATTAACAGGTTTACTGATGTTAGAGATACTCGCGTAAGCCGATTAATAAATGTACCACATGGTAATGGTTAATGGTAGACGCTTTAAAGGATGTAACTGTCCTAGCCAAAGGCGGTTTATTTACCAATGAGGATGCGTTAGCATTAGCTAGTACTAATCCTGGTTCAGCTTTGCGTATGTTAAATATGGAAGTATCGCAGTTTGGTGGGTACAGACGTATTAATGGTTATGCTGATTATGACTCTAGTCATGGTACTATATCAGGTGTAGGACCAGTAATAGGTCTTTGGATATTAGATGGTGTACCTTATGCAGCTAGAAGAAATA